ATGACGAAGAAGCGCTTCAGGACCGGCGCGCCGAGGAATTGGCGCGACCGGTTCATCGCCGCCTTGGGCGAAACGTCGAATATCAGCGCCGCGGCGGAAGCGGCGGAGATCAGCCTCAGCTGGGTCTACAAGACGCGGCGCGAGGATCCGGATTTCGCCCGGCGCTGGTTCGATGCCCTGTGCGAGGGATACGACAATCTGGAAATGCAGCTGCTCGAACATCTGCGCCACGGCGAGACCGCCGGCGCAAAGGACGGGGCGAAGCGCAAATTCGATACGGCGGGCGCTCTCAGGTGCCTGACCGCGCATCGCGAGGCGGTGGCGCGCGAAAAGGGCCGCCGCACGCTGGCGGGCGAAGTGACAACGATCGCGGCGATCAATGCCAAGATCGATGCGCTGCGCGCCCAGCGCAAGGCGGGGGACAAGGCGATCTCGCAAGCACGAGCGACGGCCCGCAAGGGCGTGAAGGCGCGCAAAACCGAAGCGGACGACGATGGCGCGGCGTAAGCGCGAGCTGTCGCGCGGATCGTGGCTGCGCCGCACGGATGCGGGCGGCGCGGCGGATCGCGAGACTCTCGCCGCCCAGCTCGCCCCGCATGAACTGGCCGCTCTGGGGAGCTATTACTGGGAAGGCTGGGCGCGGGACGAGCAATTGCCCCCGCAAGGCGAGCTGTCCGATGCCTGGCGCACCTGGCTGATCTGCGCCGGGCGTGGCTTCGGCAAGACGCGCGCGGGTGCGGAATGGGTCCGCGACGTGGCGCGAAACGACGGCGCGGCGCGGATCGCGCTTGTGGGCGCCAGCCTTGCCGAAGTCCGCTCCGTCATGGTCGAAGGCGATAGCGGCGTGCTGGCCGCCGCGCCCGGTGCGCTGGCGCCGGTTTACGAGCCGAGCCTCAAACGCCTCACCTGGGAGAACGGGGCCCTCGCCTTTCTCTATTCGGCAGCCGAACCGGAAAGCCTCCGCGGGCCGCAGCACAGCCATGCCTGGTGCGACGAGATCGCCAAATGGGATAACGCAGGCGAGCGCGCCATGACGTGCTGGAACAATCTCCAGCTCACCATGCGGCTGGGCAGGAAGCCCCGCGTGCTCGCCACCACCACGCCGCGCAACGCGCCGCTGATGCACCTGCTGCTGGCGGATGCGAAGCGCGGCAAGGTCGTGTTGGCGCGCGGCAGGACGGTCGACAATCGCGAGATCCTGCCCGCCGACTATTTCGCCAGCATGATCGAACAGTTCTCGCAAAGCGGGTTCGGGCGGCAGGAACTTGACGGTGAAATGGTGGAGGCCAGCGAAGGCGCGCTGTGGACCCGCGCCCTGATCGAGACCTGCCGCGAAACGTCGCCATCTTCCCCGCCCGCGCGCGTCGTGATCGGCGTAGATCCGCCCGCCTCGGCCAGAGGCGATGCGTGCGGCATCGTGGTCTGCGCAGCCGGACAGGACGGGATCGCCCGCGTACTGGCGGATAGCTCGGTCGAGCGTGCCAGCCCCGAACGCTGGGCCCGCGCGGTGGCGCGCGCGGCAAAGGAATGGGATGCCGACCGCGTCGTGGCCGAAGCCAATCAGGGCGGCGCGATGGTGGAAAGCGTGCTACGCGCAGCCGAAATGTCGCTCCCCATCAGGCTGGTCCACGCCAGCCGGGGCAAAGCCGCCCGCGCCGAACCCGTCGCCGCGCTCTATGAGCGGGGCCGCGTGCGCCATGTCGGCCTGTTCGCCAAGCTGGAGGACCAGATGTGCGGATTGCTGGCAGGCGGCGCCTATGAAGGCCCGGGCCGCTGCCCCGACCGCGCCGACGCGCTGGTCTGGGCGCTGACGGAGCTGGTTTTGAAGAAGGGTGGCGGGGAGCCGCGGGTGCGCTGCGTCACGTGAAGGAGCAGGTATAATAGTCGCTCCAAAGCCACCGGCAGCGCATCAGATCGCCGCCGAAAATCTTGGTGATCCGATCAGGCGCACGGAACCGCCCCTGCTTGTCGAAGCCGTCGGCCAGCATGACCTCGCCGCTCGGATCGTAGACGATACCGGACCAATTGTCGCCGAGGCCTTCAGGATTGAAGGCTATGCGCAGCGGCGGCCCGGAATCTACGCTGTAGGTCGCCCCATACCGCTTCACGAAACGCTGCTCGCGCGGGGTTTCGCGTATCTCGGCGATGATCGCTTCGTAGCGCCTGTGTTCGACGGCAAAGCGTGAGAGTTCACCGAGCCGCTCGCCCGCTTGCGCTGCCGGAAAGAAAATCAGGACCGCGGCAAGCGCCATAACAGGGGCCAGACAGATCGCAGCGATCGCATCGAAGCGGGATTCGTAATCGCGCAAACATCTCAACGCATCCATGAAAAGGACGCCCGCGCCGATCAAGGCAATCAAGAGGCTGAAGGGAACTGCAAACATCATGACGAGGAAGGTCGCGACGAAACTCCATGCAGAGAAGAATCCTGCCGTCACCGCGATCCCAATGATCACCGCAATAATTCTCGAAGCAAGGCCACATTGCGAACGAAAAGACTCGCTCGCTGGCAATCGAAATTCAATCATACGGCCTTGTCCAAAGTGGCCTGCGCTCCCTGCGCATCCGCCTGGCCGGGGTCATGAGCAAAAGCTGAGCTTAGCCTGATATCTCTCGGTCCGCTTCACGATAGCCGGGAGCGAGGCCACAGTCCGAAAGGTCGATCCCATGTCCTTCCTCACCACTCTCGTCTCCGCCTTCAAGGGCGGGGGCGATGTCCGCGTGCCTGTCGCGGGCGGCTTCGTCGCGCCATGGAGCACTCTGTTTGACGCAAGCCCCGCCAGTCCCGGCTTGATCGGCGGCGCGCCGCTGTCCTGCGATACGCAGGCGCTCGAAAGACTCGTCAACTGCGCCTGCGGATCGCAGCCGCTGCTGGAGACGCTGGCGGCGCAGCTTCTGCTGCACGGCAATGCCTATTGTCAGGTGGTGAAGGATGCGGCGGGCGATCCGGTCGATCTGCATCCGTTGCGGCCCGAGCGGGTCGAGGTGGTTGCGGGCGAGGACGGCTGGCCCGCTCTCTATCGCTACCGCGTAGCCGAGCAGGTGATCGACCTCGCTCTGGCGGACGAGGATGGGTGGCCCGAAGTGATCCACCTGAAGGGCTTCCACCCCGGTGACGACCATTACGGCGCAGGCTGTCTTGCCGCCGCACACGGTGCTGTCGGCGTCCACAATGCGGCGAGCGAATGGAACCGCGCGCTGCTCGCCAATGCGGCGCGGCCTTCCGGCGCGCTGGTTTACGAGACCGGCGACGGCGCCAGCATGACCGGCGAGCAATTCGATCGCTTGAAGGCCGAACTCGCCCAGGCCTTCCAGGGCGCGGGCAATGCCGGGCGTCCGATGCTGCTGGAAGGAGGCCTCAGCTGGCAGAGCATGTCGCTGAGCCCGGCGGACATGGACTTCGCCGCATTGAAGGCGGGCGCGGCGCGCGACATCGCGCTCGCTTTCGGCGTGCCACCCATGCTGCTCGGCCTGCCGGGCGACAACACCTATTCCAATTACCGCGAGGCCAACCGCGCGCTGTGGCGATTGACGCTGCTGCCGCTGGCGAAGCGTATCCTCGACGGGCTCGTCCGGGGGCTGGAGCCGTGGTTCGGCGAGGCCAGCCTGCGCGTCGATCTCGACCGCGTGCCCGCGCTGTCCGAAGACCGCGAGAAATTGTGGTCGCAGGTGGGCGCGGCCGATTTCCTGTCGGACGATGAGAAGCGCAAGCTGCTCGGGCTGGAGGACCGCGCATGAACCGCGAGGACATGATCGCGCGCCTCGTGGGCCAGGCGGCGGCGGAGGGCGGCGATCTCGTCACGCTGCGCGCGCTGATCGAGGAAGCGAGCGAATTGGGCGCGGCTCGCGCGCTGTCCCGACTGGGCCTCGCCGACGACAAGGCTTCGGGCGACATCGACGAATTGCGCGAGCTTCTGTCGGCCTGGCGCGACGCCAAGGCGAGCGCGTGGAAGGCGGCGGTCGAGTGGCTGGTGCGCGGCGTCTTCGCGCTGCTGCTGGTCGGCATCGCAGTCAGGCTGGGCGTCGGGGAGATGGTGCGATGAACGGACTGAGGATCGCGGGCTATGCCGCCCTGTTCGGCGTACCGGACGCCGATCGCGACGTCATTTTGCCCGGCGCCTTCCGCGATACGCTGGCCGCGCGGCGCGGGCCCTTCCCGCTCTATTGGCAGCATCGGCCCGAACAGCGCATCGGCTGGGTGGAGACTGCGGGTGAAGATACGCGCGGGCTGCGCGTGATCGCGACGATCGACAATCCGATGGGCCGCGCAGGCCGGATGCTGCGGGCCCACAAGGTCAGCGGCCTGAGCTTCGGCTACCGCGCGCGTGGGTTTCGCCACACGCCGCTGGGGCGCGAACTGGCCGCAATCGACCTGTTCGAAGTCAGCGTGGTGACGCACCCGCTCCAGCATAGGGCGCGGGTGCATTTTTTGATTTAGTTTTTAGTTTTCCGCGCGCCATCCGGCGCGCGAAATCCTCGCGCCTGACGGCGCTGCGGGCGGGCGGTCGCCCTTGCGGACCCTTTCGGGTCCGAGCTCCGCGAACACATCGACACGTTTGGCCGGGAACGGTCCGCGACCAGCGGACCGCAAGCGCACGCGCGCGCCCCGCAGGTGCCCGACCGAAGGGAGGATCAGCGCCGAGGACGAACCGGCGGAGGCTGGTTCGAAACACACAGACTCTCCGATTTCCACACGAAAGGACCGCATATGGATTTCCAGACCACCATTCCCGAAACGACTCCCACCCCCGACATCGCCCCCGAAATCGCAGAAGCCAGCTTCGATATCGTCGCGCGGCAGGACCGGACCGAGGCGGAGGTCACTGCACTGCGCAGCGATGTCGAGGACGTGAAAGCTCGCGTCGATCGCATCTCCCGCGCGGCTGCCCGCCCCGCCCTGGCACCCTCGGGACAGGAAAGCGCTCCGGAAGTGAAAGGCTTCGTCGATGGCTATCTGCGCCGGGGCGCAGCGCATGAAATCAAGTCGATCAGCGGTGCGGCGCCATCCGACGGTGGCTATGCCGTCCCCCGCCAGATCGACGCAGCCATCGCCCGCGCTCTCACCGAGATCAGCCCGATCCGCGCCATCGCGCAAGTCGTCCAGACCGGTAGCGCGGGCTATCGCAAGCTGGTGACCACCGGCGGCACGGCCTCGGGCTGGGTCAGCGAGACAGCCGCCCGCCCCGGCACCGCCACGCCCGATTTCCACGAAATCGCCCCTCCGACCGGCGAACTCTATGCCAATCCGGCAGCATCGCAGGCCATGCTCGACGATGTCGGCTTCGACCTTCAGGCCTGGTTGGCGAGCGAGATCGCGATGGAATTCGCCCGCGCGGAAGGCGCCGCCTTCGTCAACGGAAGCGGCTTGAACCAGCCCGAAGGCTTCCTGACCGCCCCGGCAACGATCGCGGCGGACGACACGCGGGCCTTCGGCGCGCTGCAATATATCGGCAGCGGCGATGCGGCGGGACTGGGCGCTGCGCCCGATCTCACCCTGATCGACCTCGTCCATACGCTGAAGGCTGGCCATCGCCAGGGCGCGAGCTTCGTGATGAATTCGGCGACTTTGGCCGAAGTCAGAAAGTTCAAGACCGCCGATGGCGCCTTCCTGTGGCAACCGGGCCTCGTCGAAGGGCAGCCCGATCGCCTGCTGGGCTATCCGGTGGTCGAAGCGGAGGACATGCCGGACATCGCGGCAAGCGCCTATCCGATCGCCTTCGGCAATTTCCGCCACGGCTATCTGATCGCGGAACGCAGCGCGACGCAGATCCTGCGCGATCCCTTCACCAACAAGCCGTTCGTCCACTTCTACGCCACCAAGCGGGTGGGCGGCCAGGTGCTCGACGGGAATGCGATCAAGCTGCTGAAAATCGAAGCCTAAGCTTTCGTTTGGCCTCAAGCGCCGGCGGCCGCCTTCGCGGCCGTGGCTATCCTCGCGCCTGACGGGATAGTCTTCCAGCGGCGCTGTCGGTGGGGGAGGATACCCCCTGTCCTCCCCCACCCCTTTTTCTCTCTTTCAAGGACCCGCCCATGCCGACACTTATCGTCGTGCCCGATCTGACGGGCGCGCCGCTCGCTGCGCTGAAGGAGTGGCTCGCGATCTCCGGCCCGCGCGAGGATGCGTTGCTGCTGCGGCTGCTGGCTGCGGGCTGGGAGACCTGCGCGCGCTTCGTCGAGCCCAGCGCAATGCCTGCCGACTGGGCCGGGTTACCCTCCGCGCTCGCCGAAGGGATCGTCCGCTTCGCCGCCTGGCAATATCGCGAGCGGGACGGCGGGGTCGATCGCCCTCCGCCGGCTGCGATCGCGGCGCTGTGGCGACCTTACCGGACGCTCCGCCTGTGAGCGCGCCGACACATCCGTTCGACCGCCTCGCCGCCGCGCTGACCGCGCGCGCCGATCGCCTCGCCCGCGCCCGACAGCGGCGCCCCGAAGGCCATCGCTGGCGCTCCGCCCCCTATCTCTGGCCCCTGTTCGCGAATTGAGACCCAACCCATGGAAGCCCTGTTTCGCAACGATCTGATCGCCTGGCTGCGCGCCGATCCCGCGCTAACCGTGCGGCTCAACGCAGTCGAGGAGGAAAGCCCCGTCGCCGCCAGCCCACCGTGGCTCGGCATCGCCGCGAGCGCTGCTGCCGACTGGAGCGGCAAGACCTTTGCGGGCCGCGAGGTGCGGGTGGCGCTCGAACTGGCGGATCGCACCGATGATGGAGCCGCGACGGCCGAGACCATCGCCATGATCGAGCGCCGCTTGGCGACCATGGCGCCGATCCAGCAGAGCTATCGCATCGTGAGCACACACTTCCTGCGCAGCCGCGCGGAGCGGCGAGCGAAGGGATTGAGAGCGGTGCTGATCGAGTACCGGTTTCGGCTTTTAGAAGAGAATTAGTTTTTCGAGCCAGCCTCCGCGGGTTCGTCCTCGGTGCTGTTCCCTGCGCTTCGCTCCGGGGCACCTGCGGGGCGGCCGCGTGGCCTTGCGGTCCGCTGGCCGCGGACCGTTCCCATCAAAACATCTCGGCTTGGTCGCGGAGCTCGGACCCGAAGGGTCCGCAAGCGCGACCGCGCGCCCGCAGCGCCGTCAGGCGCGAGGATATCGCACGCCGAATGGCGTGCGAAAAACAAAAAAGGAGATCTACCCATGACCGCCCAGAAAGGCGCTGCCTTCCTTCTCAAGATCGGCGATGGCGCCGCTACGCCATCCTACGAAACCGTCGCCGGGCTGCGCACCACGCAGATGAGCGTCAATGGCGACACCGTGGTCGTCACGCACAAGCAGTCCGGCGGCTGGCGCGAACTGTTGTCCGGGGCGGGCACGCGCTCCGTCTCGGTCTCGGCGAGCGGGATCTTCCTCGGTTCGGATGCCGAAGCGCGGGTCCGCACCCATGCGCTGGCGGGCACGCTCGACCAGTACGAGCTGAGCTTCGAAGACGGCGCGAAGATGCGCGGTCGCTTCCTCGTCCAGCGGCTCGATTATTCGGGCGATTTCAACGGTGAGCGGACCTATTCCATGCAGCTGGAAAGTTCCGGCGCGGTGGTGCCGTCGTGACCCCTAATGGTGCGACCCGCGCTCAAGCAGCCGAAGGCGGTAGCGCGAACAAACTGCGCGGTGAAGCCTCGCTCCCGATCGCCGGACACGACCATCTGCTTCGTCCGACGTTCGACGCGCTGGTGCGGGCCGAAGAGGAACTCGGCCCGCTCTTCGCGCTGGTCGAGCGGGCGGGTGCCGGACAGCTTAAACTGGCCGAGATCGCGGCGCTGTTCTGGCACTGCCTCACCGATCGCGCCGTGCCGCGCGAACAGGTGGGCGAGGCGGTGATGGCGCTTGGGCTCGCTCGCTGCACCGCGCCGCTGCGGGTGCTACTCGGTCAAATCCTGAAAGGCGCAGAGTGATCGATTTCGCCGAGACGGCGCTGCGCCTGTCGGGCCTCGCCGCGCGAGCGCTGGGATGGACGCCGCCGGTCTTCTGGGCCGCAACACCCGCCGAACTGGCCGCCTGTATCGGCCAGGAAGCCGCCGATGCCGCACCGCCCGACCGTGCCGAAATCGCGGCCATGATCGAAAGGGATCGCCATGGATGACGAATTGGACCCGCTGCTGATCGATATCCGCGCCAACACTGCCGGGTTCGCCGCCGATATCGCGCGTATGCGGTCGAGCTTCGATGGGCAATTGCTGGACGGATTCGGTCGCGCGGGCGACGTGCTCGAACGCGGATTGCTCTCGGCGATCCGCAAGGGGAGCCTGGGTTTCGAGGATTTGAAGCGCGTGGCGCTCGGCGCGCTAGACCAGATCGCCGGGCAGGCGCTCCAATTGGGGCTCGACCGCGTGATGGGCAGTGGTGGCAAAAGCGGCGGGATCGGCGGCGTTCTGGCGGGGCTCCTGGCGGGCCTGACCGGCCTCCCCGGCCGCGCCACTGGCGGGCTGGTTTCGCCAGAACGCCCCTATCTGGTTGGCGAAAGAGGCCCGGAACTGTTCGTCCCCACCAGCGCCGGGCGCGTCGAACCGAACCGCGAAGGCGCCTCGCACGCTCGTGACGTGCGCGTGAACATCGCCCTCCCCACCGCGCGCGGAGCGGAGGCTCCGGTCGCACTGCGACGCTCGGCAAGACAGATCGCCAGTGCGGTGAGGCGGGCGGTTGTGGAATAATAAGAGCAAACAAACGCGGCCAGGATCGGTCGGCGACCAGCCGACCGCAAGCGCGACCGCGCGCCCGCAGGTGCCCCGAAGCGAAGCTGAGGGAACAGCACCAAGGAGAACCCGCGGAGGCGGGTTCACTTTAAAAAAAGGACCCAAAACTCATGCCCTTCTGGCTCGCCCGTCGTCGCGACGGGCAGGACGAGGACACGATCCAGCGGTTCGATCCGCGGTTCTGGACCGTCAATTTCCCCCGCCCCATGATGGCAAGCGTCGTCACCACCGCGCCCGACGCGCTGCGGGTCGACTGCGAATTCTACCACGAGGGCGAACTCGCAGGACTGATCTGGGCGAGCGAGGACGTGCTCGATCACCCCCTGCTGCGCTATGCGACCGACCGCGATTATTCGCGCACCGTCCTGACCTTTCGCTGGCGTTCGGGTGGCATCGTCCCGCTCGACCAGCCGAACGGGCCGACGCTGACGATCGAGGGCCGGGATGCGAGCGGCGCGGCGCGCGTTTGGTATGTCCGATTGTGGAATTACGCGGTCGGCACGCCCGAAGACGCGATCGTCACGCTGCGCTTTTCGGACCTTCAATCGGGCTACGGCCTGCCGGGCGAGCCGGTTTATCCGTCGGATATCGACCGGATGTTCGTCAGCCTCGTGCCCGCATCCTTCGTCCCCGACAGTACGCAGACGCTTCCCGCGCGCAGCGAAGGCTGGGGGGAAATGAGCGACATCGCCTGCCATGGCGAGCGCGCGATGCTGGCCATCGGGGACGTCATGCTGCCCGCCCACGGCGAGGGGATCGCCACCGCCTACGACGACAGTTTCAACCAGACGCCCGCGCGCCTGCTGCGCACGGTGGAAGCCCTCGGCTATCGCGACCGGATCGTCCATTATGTCGGCATGAGCCATTATTTCCGGCTCGAACCGTCGGGCGGCGGCCATTACGTCAGCCTCGCGGGCGGCGTGCTGTCGCGCGTGTGCGAAGCCTGGCACCGCGCCTTCGCTGCCGAGGCCATGGCGCGCGATTTCACCGTGATCTGGTCGCTATCCTACGAACTGTTCGACGCACATTGCTGGAACGACTGGAAGCAGCGCGCCCATGACGGATCGCCTGCGCTGACCGGGTGGGTGCCGCCATCGACGCTGCTTTCGCCCGCGCATGACGGCGCGATGGGCTATCTGCGCCAGGTCGCCGCCGCTTTCGTGGCAATCGCGCTGGATGCCGGAATGTCGGTCGAATTCCAGATCGGTGAGCCGTGGTGGTGGGTCCAGCCCGAAGGCCGCAAGCCCTGCCTCTACGATGACGCCGCCAGAGCGGTTTTGGGCGACACGGCCACACCCATCACCGATATGCGCGCGCCGATGGACGAGAGCCAGCTCGCCCTCCTCGATGCGGCGGGCGCAGTGCTGGCGCAATCGACGGCGGCGCTGGCCCAGGCGGTCCGCGATGCGACTCTTAACAGCGGCGGG